ACATTTCTTGTAGCCCAGCAAATCTATTGTTATTAATATATACGTCTGTTGGTTGAGCTTCCATTATAGCCATCTCGCATAGTAACTTAGCATATTGTGGTGTGATAACATAAGCGTGAGCACCAGGTAGATATTGCTTTGAGATCAAAGGACCTATACCTAGTTGAGGAGTTTTAAACTTACCATAAGAAGGCTTACCTATATTAATAATGCCTCTAGGATAAGGTATGCGTATAGGTGCGACTGTAATGGCATCGTGTTCAAATATAATGATTGGTTCATTCAGAACAATACATCTTTTCCATAAAGACATATGTGACAGAAAGGCAGAAACACATCTATCATATCTGGAATACTTTTCCATAAAATTTCTTAATGGTATTTTCCATTTATCAGCCAAACTAAATGGTTGATCTTTTGGAGTAATAGCAGTAAATACTTCTATATCGTGATCAGGGTTATGTCTCTTAAATGTTGCACAACATCTCTGTGCCATTTCAACGGATTTATTTTCACTCATTATTGTAATTACAAAAGCCTTCATTGTGTAGTCGTACTCCGTGTATGTTGTATTGCAGTATAAGACGTTTTAGTAACACCTAGTTGACTAGGCATTAATTGTCTACACATAATAGAATCATTGGGCCATAATCCATATTGGTAAACTAATTTGAGAAGCCTTTCAGCTCCCTCTGGTTTAAGTATATAGGCACTATTTCCAGCAAGGCCTTGTGGTATATTAAATGCATCAATTATAGGAACATCTAATACGTCATTCTTACTTGATTGCATCTGATCATAATACTGTTGTGATTTACGAGTAGCACCTAAAGGATTATTAATACCAATAACATCAAATCTTGAAGCAAGTATTGCATCTATTTTTGATTGTTTGAGCCCTGTAGTAAAGTATGCATCATGTTCTAGTATAAGAAAGTCTTGTCCAATGTCATAGCAGTCTGTCCATAATCTAAAATGGCTCATAGCACAAGCAATACGTGCTTTTGGATTTGCTGTCTGATATGCACTCTTAATGAGACCTGAAGCAAAGTCGTGTACTTTACCTTGCCATGGATAATTCCAATCTATATCAAATTCTTTCATCTGATCTATTGCATTTATCGGTGTAGATGCCTCATATCTGTTTATAGAAAATTCATTCTTAACTTTCCAAGATGATTCAATACAGACTTGCGAAGCCCTTTCAGACTCAGAGTGTCCATCAATTGTAATAACAAAGGCTTTCATTACTTTCTCTTAATAACTGTATAACCTACATTCTCAGTGCCACGTTCAATAATCTCAAAAGGATTTAGTCTACAAAATTCAACGATACCTGCATATAGAGCAGGTACTGCACTGGTATCATGGAATACGATATATCTTTTTGCAAACTGAGCATGCATTTCTAATTCTTTTTCCATATGGGGTCGCTTATGTACAGAGTCGATAAGCATTACATCACACACTTTACCAATTGCACCAAGCCCTAATGAACTTGTTTCTTTTACAACTAATTCAATATCATTATCTTTACAATATTGAGAAGCAATAGGAGCTAGGAACTTGCGATACTTACCCATATCAATATCAATTAGTTCCATATAAGATACACCAGTTTGCATAACGGCAGCTGCTGTACCACCTTGGTGTGTACCAATTTCTTTATATGAAATACAACCTTCTTTATTAAACAATCTCATTAAGGCGTCATGTTGAGCGCAATAGTCATCTCCGTGAGCGGCTTCTTGCTGTGATCTAATTTCAGTATAAAATTCTCTAAGTGTTTTTACATGGCCTAATTCAGCATTAATCATTTCGGTGTCTCCAATTATCTACATCTTTGTACATTATATCATATATTTTATCATCTGTTAAGCTATCACGGCCTCTTATTTGACAATGAACAAACTGAGTTTCTTCTGTTCTATTATCTAATATATCCCTTGGAACTTTATTGCCAACATAATACAACTGAGAGTTCCATTTACTATCTAGTTGAGTAAACTTAACCGGACCAGCAAAAGCCATAGCGTTTAAATAGTTCTGATCAATCTGGTAAAATTTAAAGAACTGTCTACAGTCTTTTACATATGTCTCATATTCTATCCAGTTATCCTTTGCAAGAGCAAGAGCCTCTTGAGTATACATTACAACGCCAGTATTAAATGTGATAACTCTACCTTTTTCATCTAATGGTACTTTAGCATTATATAGCTCAAGCATATGTTGACGCCAGAGTTTATCTTGAGTTCCGTTAATAGGACCAGTGCTATGTTCTCTAATATCAGCTTGACCAATTTCTTCAGCCATTGCAAAGCCTTCATTAGGTTCTTCAAAGATATTTTCTGTAGCTTTTGTAAATATATCCATATCACAGAAAAGAACATTATCATACTTGTGGAATTTTGTATCGTGAATTGGTCTTAGTGCTTGTGAATATTGAGCATGTGAACCACTAAAGAAATTATCATTAATATCAACTTTATATTCTGCACCAATGCTCTTTGCATATTCTTGCATCATCTCTACAGATTTCTCAATATAATATGGTACGTTTCCAGTCCAGTATTGGTAGATCAGATTAGCCATTGATAATACCTCTTTTTACCAGATCACGATAGTTTTCTATCTTTTCTCTTTTAGGTCCTTGAGGTGTAACCTTAGTTCTCATGTGTATAAATCCAGCATCTTCAACATTAGGTAAGTAACTACAGTAACACCACTTCTGATCAATAATCATATCTTTAGTAAAAGGTACCATTGCTCTTGTAGCATAAGCGTGAAAGATACCCTCATCTGCAAAGTGATAGTGAGTAAAGTTTTGGAGCCAGTCATCATTAGTAAAAGATTCGCCAGCTGATCTTAATGTTTTTCTTAACTCTTTACCCATCTTGTATATCGCACCACCCCAATAAGGAGAGTCAGCACTGGCAATATCTGGATACATCTTAACTATTTTGCGGTGTAGCATTTGTTGTACAGGATTATACATGCCAACACCAACTTGATCAAATACATTAATCTCCATACCAACTGGTGTAAACATATCAATGTCTACCATAAGAACATCATCGTATTCGTCATATTCTTCATTAATCATATAACATTTCTGAGGAGCTGGTTCTAACCATTTTCTAAATGGTCTTCCTATAATAAGTCTATACTCAGCACCAACCATTTTAGCATATGCTTTTATGTTAGCCACAGATGCCTTTTCTAGTTCACCTAAGATACCATCATAATGTTGTAAGATTAAATTTGGCATATACGTTTTAGTTCCTCTACATTTTCACCGGCAGCAGGTAGTTTATCTTTTAAGAAGAAATGGACAAAGTGGCAGTCCTTTATCTTATCATCTGGGATAGCTGTGTATAAACCATTCCATTCATAACCTAGATGCTGTACATTCATATTCTTAGAGCGTACAAAACAATTAAGTAATGTCTGATCTGTTGACCATTTCCATGCTCCTAAGCCATCAATAAAATCTTTAAAGACAGGTTGCATAAGCCAGTCTTTTGGTGATAATCCACCAAGATATTTACTAAAGGAATTATTCATAACCATCATACCCATATTCATAAACGGAGCACCATATGCATGATTAAAGTCAAAGTGCTTCTCAAACTTACCATATTGCATATGAGAGTAGTTACGGATCTTAGCACCATACTGTGGCGTGACTGGCATCTCACGTTCATATACACCAGCAAAATCTGTTTCTGGTTTTAGTTCTTTAAAAATGTCGGGAGCTGTGTCTCTGATATAGATGTCTGCATCAATAATAGCAATCTGATCATATCTATCAAAGTATTTAAATGCATTCTCTTTCTCATAGATAGGTAAAAAGCCACCATACTTCTCGTACGACTCTTTACTTCTATTAGTAACAAATGGATCTGGTTTAATTTTAAGAACAGGTACGTTAAGCTGTTTATAGTCAGCACCAATTCTTTTTGCATATGCTTCTACACTATCAGTACACCAATCATATAGCCTAGAGGACTTGCCAGTGTAGACTTGATATATCATTTTTTTCATTATATAACCTATTTTTTAGGAGTGTCGCTTTTACCTTTTGAGTATGCTTGTGAACCAAAGAATACGCCAACAATACCAGCAACGGATACAAAGTATGTAGCAGACATAGTACCTAGTACCTTTGCAGCTTCCATACCTCCGAGAGCAATTGCACCCATAACAGCAAACGGATATAATAACATACCCATTAATGCAAACCAAGTCATGGCTCTTTGAGCGTCTTCTTTCTTATCTTCATTTTCTAGGCGAATCATTCTCTCGTGTTGTGCAAACTCTGCGTCAGTGACTACTCCATCACCGTCTTTGTCTGCAGCTTCAAATATCGAGCCTTTTTCTAGTGTCTTGCCCATCGTGTTCTTTCAATATACTCTCCGCTATTTCAAATGCACGATCATAATGTTTGCGGAATCTGTTTTTCTTATATCCTTCATCTACAAAGAATACAAGGCTATTTATATCACTATTGTGATTAGGTAAATCAAATTTCTTACCAAAGGAAACAATTGACTCGAACTCAGTTCTTAGATTGAGTGTAGTGAAGATGTTCATAAAGGTTTTTTTCTTTCTTCTGCATGATATAGTTCAATAGTTTCTAATAGTTTTGGTGCCCATTCATCTCTATGTTCTTTAAATACTACGGGCTGTTCATTATCAACATCCATAATAGTCACAAGATTTGTAATAGGCATACCAGTGCGTTCTTCCCACATTATAGCATATGCGGCTTCCTGTTGAAAGTAGTTTGTTACCCATTCACGTTTTTTTAATTTACGTGATGTTTTAAAATCAATAATACTAGGCACTCCATCAAACACACCAACACAGTCAACCCTACCAGCAACTCCAAGATATTTAGAGTACAGAGGGCATTCTTGTTCATAGATTACACTAAGGCGTTCGTCAAGAATAGGCTGCAAGTTCTTCCAACTTTGTATTACATCAAATGTATATTTAGTTAGATCAACTTCATTATCAAGATACTTCTCAACAATATCATGAACTGCCGTGCCTCTTGTGGAAGCACGGTGTGATATTTTATTAGCTTCAACTGAACCTACTCTTTCTCGCCACTTTTGTATTGAGTCTCTACTAAGTACTGAGAGTACAGTGGTGATACTAGGATATCGGTTACCTTCTGGGTCGATATATGTTCTACCACTCGGTAGGGTAATTGCTTTAAGATCATCATATCCTAAGTCAACCTTTTCGTGAATAAATGTTTTCATAATAATTAGAAGTTCCCTTGCATCTCCTTGGTCATGATATAATCTCTAACAATACCTGACCTAACTATATCTTTCCAGTCAAAGTTAATCGTGCTGAAATCTTTTAGTTGTTCAATTAGATTAATAAATTTAGGCAGACCGTCACGCTCATCTTCAAAGCGGAAGTCTGATTGATGGAAGTCACCGCAGAATATAATCTTACAGTTTTCACCAATTCTTGTGATTACAGAATCCAATTCATGGAAAGTTAGGTTCTGCATTTCATCTACAATAATGACAGTATCTCTAAACGTCACACCTCTTATAAAAGATGTCGATTCAAAGTCTATTGCATTAGCTACAGTTAATTTCTGCCATGCTAGTTTATCTTGGAAGATTTCTGTAAGAATACCACGATACGGTGCTGTATAAGCATCTTTCTTTTCTTCCTCGTTGCCAGGTAGAAATCCAATATCACGTGTAGGTACGATTGATCTTACGATAGTAAGTTTCTCATACTCTGTCTCTTTATCTAATACATCTTCAAGACCAAGTGAGATAGCCAAGAATGTCTTACCAGTACCAGCTGAACCAGACAAGATAAGATTATCACCCTCGTCCCATGCCTCTACAGCAATCTTTTGATTTTCTGTAATAGGTTTAAATTCAGACATATCATCGATACGGAGCAACATACTCTTTGTGGTTTTTCTACTCATGTTTTGATACTCGAGTTCTCACCAGCATGTGCTTTCATATTCTTTAATAAGTCTTTATATCCATCACTTGTTTTTCCTAGTGTGCTTCCCTGTTGTCTTACTAGCAGTGGTGTGCTTGGCACTAGCCTTAGGTTTGGATTTTTTTCTAGGTGACTTTGGAGTTCCGTCCACGACATTATCACATCGTGACTTTCGTCCTTTTGATTTTTTAGGGTGTAGCTTGGCATTAAATAGTTTCTTCCATGAGTTCCAATTATCTTCAACATTGTATCTATACATGACTTTCCATTGCCTATCTCTACCAGCGCCGGACCAAAGTCTTATAACGTGATTACCTCTCTCACTTACTTCTAATCGAAGCCAAGTCCCTGGTGTCTTAGGGTCACCAAATTTTAATTCTTCAACAACTTCATACTCAAGCTGCGCAAACATTAAACCACTCCGGTATGTCACGTTTAGTCCAAGCCATTGTAAAACGGTCTTGTTTAGTTTGATAGAAAGCTTGATATGCTTGTATTGGATCACCAAGGGCAATACATTCTGGATAGTCTGCCATTGCAAGTCTGAATGGTGTTCTATCATTACTGTAGTTAGTCATTACAGGTGGTCGTTTAAGTAAGGTACGCAACTTAGTATCTGTGGCATGTACTTTACCATATCTATAAGTATATTCGTCACACAAAGCAACAAAGTGTTTATAGTGCCAATTGTAATTAGAATTAGTTTCGCAAGTCCATACAGTACAAGGATGGTAGTGATGAACTGCCTTGTATAGATTTTTTTCTAAGTATGGATCTTTATGTACATAGTATTTAACCATGCGTTTACCAGATTTAGATGGGCGTGTTTCCATATAACCATCTAGCATTCTGTGTGCTGTAGATAGCATTTGAGCTGACTCTACAATCATTTTGACTACATGTTTGTCGCACTGTAGCTGTGCTGAGACCACTGGGTCTTTGTCTAGGATAAAAATATTCATGATATACCATCTCCACCAAAATTAGTTTATTTATTATACCATACCTTGGTGGAGATGTAAACCCCCTAATTTAATTAATTTGCACGCCGATTGTCTACCACTGTAAGGACGTCTTCGATATGTTGGTCAATAAACTGTTGTTTCTTAGAGACCTTATGAATGAGATCACTTCTGCCTTTCTTTTCAAGTTTCTTAATATATGAGCCTAGTTCTCTCGAATCTTTTCTTAGACGTTCAATTTGTGCTGAAATCATATTTTTAGTTTCCTTAATGCAAAAAAGGCCAACACTGAAAACAGTGGGCCTTTGAAGTTGAGTTATGATGTAATTACTACTCATCTCGGAGTAAGCCAGGGAAGGCTTCATTTACAATGGGCCTCGTTAACTGTCTTACAGGTTTCTCCTTATTAATCATAGACACTACAAGTTTAGCGTCATTTGGGTCAATCGATTCAAGAAGGCCAATGAATAGCTTTTCTCTTTTTACTTTGGGCAGGTTGTCACCTGGCCCTCCTTTAACAAAGTTAATAAAACCTTTGTGCCTTTTAAAAAGATTTGACGGGGTACTTTCAGGGCGATTTGGTACATAAGGTGGATCGCCTCCTGGCAAATTCCATTCTACACTAGTATCCATAGTGCCCCTAATAATGTCCTTGAGAGCCCAAGTTTCGTTTTGTTGCAAGATCCTTACACGGTCTGCTTTTGTTCGGGCCTTGTTATACTCTTCAAGAACCTCATATACAAGTTTCATAAAATAAATTCTCCTACACTTTCAATTAGTAATTTACATCGTTTCTGAATAAGATAGTTAAGAACCTTACCTTTATTAGATAAAGGATCTTGGCTATCATAGGTATTTATAATATTATTAACTACAGGAGCTGGTGTCTCTGACAAGTCAATAAGTTTCTTATTACGCAGATAGTTGCGATAAACCTCTTCGCCAAGCGCCCTAGGATCGTCAAGGAGTGCTTCTCTTTTCTTGGCAGATAAGATACTCTGTCTCCTGCTCTCTAAAAAAACATTATCATCAGACATAACATTAGGAACGCCATCACCTGAGTCGCCTTTAAGGATCTTATTGGCTAACTCTAATTTAGGGTTCTTTTCTACAACAAATTTCTTAGTCATAGGCGAGAACTGCCGAATGTTCTTATGAACTTGTAACTGTTTAAAGTCACCATCTGCAGATATAATCATTACTGGTTCATAGCGACCAAACTCTTGTGTCGACATAGCAATGTGAGCAATAGAATCGTCTGCTTCGCAACCATCTTGATGTACTACCTTATAAGGAAAGTTATCTCTGATCTCATCTCTGATCATACCAATAATACGGAAGGCTTCAGTCCAGTCAATGGACGATTCCTCTCGGTTCTTCTTGCGCTTTACCTTGTAATTAGGAAACACATCCTTACGCCAGTTGTTCATACCATCGGCAACAATAACCATCTCGCCATATTCTTTAGAAAACTTCTGGCGATACATACGAATAGAGTTAAGGATCATATGACGGATCATATTCTCATCAACTGCTACTTTCTGTACCACAAAATTGCCAATAGCAATTGCATTATAATCAAGTAATATCATTACCAACACTTCCAATCTCTGTTAACATTTTCATTATATTCCCAACCAGCATTATATTCTTTTATCTGATCTTCAGTCATATTCTCCAGCTCGACAACTTCTGAATTATGAGTATCGCCAATAAAGAAATGAGGACGAGACGAACGGCGATAATAGTTATCTGCTGAACCACGGTCGAAAGGTCCGCCATGACGGACCGTTTCTGATTCATTAAAGGTAACATCATATATAGTACCTTCATATTCAAAGTATTCACGATCTGCCATTATTCATTCTCCAAACTTTATAAGCTCTGATAGTTAAATCAGTTTGTGCCAAAGGGGCACGTTGAATGAAAGCAATAAGTTGATCAAATTCCAGACCAAGAAATATACACTGTTTATTTAAAACAGTCATTGCACCTTTAATTTGCATATTACGCTACCTCCTTAAAACCAAAGTTAGAAACAACAAATCTTGTACCTGTATCATCTTCGATGATGTCACCGATTGAGATAGAAGCCATAGGAGTGTTGTGAGGACCACGGTCGATAGCTGACTCAGGGCCAACATTACCGATATGGAATACTTGATCCAAATCATTAGCTTCGATCATACAAACTTTGCCATAATGACCATCAGTCCAAGCATCATCTGCTATATTAGCAATGCCTGTGCCATCGAAGTCAAACTGCATATCTCTTTTAGCTTTATATGCTGAATTAGGTTGTTCTGCATTCACAGCAGCGATATCTGATTTTGAAAGAGTGATTTGGTAAACTGAATATTTCATAATGTAGTTCCTTAGTTATTGTTTCTATAACTCTTATACTACATATAAACACAGATGTAAACAACTAATTTGCTTTTTTTACAATTATTTTTAAAATAACGCTAAAGTGTATCTTTTATGTTACACTTCCATAGGTCTACAAAGTCTAATTGGCAATTAACTAGCCTCTCACGGTTATTCCATAATCTTTTAAAATAACTATTGTACATACTTTCTATATCATTAGATGTGTATGTTAATGGTATTAAGTGAC